CCAAAAATTAATTGATGTATCTTATGATTTCAAATTATATAGAAAATATGAAGACAAAGGAGTATCATTACGTTCTTTCTGTACAAACAACAATGCAGCATATGTTGCCGTTGAAGAAACGTATGGAGATCATTCGTACAACGGACACGCTAAAAAAGATGAAGCATTCCGAAATGATATGACCAATTTTGGTATATTAATGGAAGTGCAAGGCATTGATAAACCATTTGATTGGTCTAGAGATGTAGTTAAAAACTTACAAATAGATGGTACTGGTTTATATTATAGCCCAAGCAGAAAACCATCTCAAACTTCAGAAGGTGTAAATGTATCAGCTATTCAAGTAGATACATTACATAAAATAGCAAAATCAATGCAACCATACTTTATGTATGTATATGATTTTATTGAGGACATGAAGAAAGTGTTCCCAACATTAAAAGACGATTGGGGTATTTATGTACCTGAAGTAAAATATCTATCACCTGAGCCACTTGTCGATTATGCCAATTTAGCACTCACTAAGTATCCTAACGTACACTTCGTAGGCGATGCTTTATCAGCTAGAGGTATAACGGTAAGTGGTGCACAAGGGACATATGTTGCTGAATCACTTTTGGAAAATTAAAATAAATTTCGTATATTGATAACAAATAAAAATTATGGCAAAATCAACAAAAACACCGTTTCCACAAAGTAAAAGATTAAAAAAAGCAGATGGTACTATCGCTTATGTATGGGATAATAAACTCCACAATTGGGAGGGACATGCTTTAATTCCTGAAGGTAAAGAAAAATTAGGAGAATATCATTTATATGGTATTAAACATACCAAAGAGGAATGGAATGAAGCAAGACAACAAAGAGAAGGTTTACCTTATTATAAAAATCAATCAATGAAAGCACACCTTTCAGATTATAGAAACTAAGATATGAAAATAGGTTTATGTGGTACAATGAGTGTAGGTAAAACTACATTAGTAAATGCTTTAAAAGAAACAAGGCAATTTAAAGATTATATGTTTAGAACAGAACGTTCTAAATACTTGATGGAGCAAGGTATTCCACTTAATACAGATTCAACATTAAAGGGTCAAACCATATTCTTGGCTGAACGTTGTGCTGAATTAATTCAAACAGATATTATTACAGATAGAACAGTTCTTGATGTTATGGCATTTACTTTAAATGCAAAATCAATACCTCACCAGGATAAAGAAGCATTTGAAACATATGCTAGTGAATTTGTTAGAGAATATGATTATATTTTTTACATATCTCCTTATGGAATAGATATTGAAGATAATGGAGTACGTGAAACAGATGAGCACTATAGAGATTTAATTGATTTTACTATTACCACACTTATTAAAAGACATGGTCATAAAGCAGGTAAAATAGAAAAGATATCTGGATCTACAGAGGAACGAATCCAACAAATATTAAAGTTTACTAATCTTTAACATATTTATAATAAAACCTTATTATAATGAAAAAATCTGAATTAAAAAATTATATTAGAGAAAATATTATCTCTACATTATCTGAAGATACTGAAGCAGAAATTGAAAAAACTAAAGAATTAACTGCCGCTATTAAGGATCTAGAATCAGCTAAAAAAGAAGCTGGTATAGAAGAAGATGCAACACCATTAATGAAAGATTTTACTTATGACTATGAAGATATAGGTCAATTCTATTTAGAAGGATTTGGAAAAAAACATACCCTAAATAATGACCAGTTAAAAATGTTAGGCAAAAAAATCACTGATAATTTATATGGTGGTGATATTGGTAAAGCATATGATGCCGTTGTAAATCCCCATAAAAACCCTTACGATATAAAAGAAAATGCAAATGTGGGTTTAGATGAAATAGAAGAAATGGGGTATAATGCTGCTGATGAAGTTTTTACAATAATAAGAAAATCATACCTTAATTCTCAAATAGATTTTCGTTACTTTCAAAAGGGACTTATGCGAGGGCTCTCTGATATAGCTAGTTCTATGGGTTTAAATGAAAACGAAGATGCAGAACCAACTAAATCCGATATTAAAAAAACTAAAGGTTTAGCTAAAGCAAAAGAAGAATTGGCACTATTAACTCGTGAGATGAAATCATTAGCTAAAAAATATTCTAAAGCTGAAGGTGAAGAAAAAGAAAAATTAGTTAAAATCTTAAAAGATAAAACTAAACTAAAAAAAGAACTAGAAAGTATTCTAGATAATAAGAAGATATAATGTCATCTAAGGAAAGGTTTTTATATATTGCTATAGTATTTTTTGGTGCTTACTACCTAATTAATATGTACTCTTCAAATGAAGATGAATATATCAATGAGTATAATAGTAAAATAGAGGCATTAGAAAATAAAATTAATTCTTTACATAACATAAATGAAGAATTAACCTTGGAAATTGATACCTTAAATGGTCAAATAACAAAATTAGACCAAGAAATTAGTAAACAAGATAATAAAATAGTTATATTAAAAAGACAAACAAATGAGAAAGTTAATAATGTTGATTCTTTTGGGGATGATGAGCTTGAACGGTTTTTCACAGAACGTTATAGACAGTACTTCGATTCAATTAAAAAAACCAATAGTCAGACTAGTAATTAAGGATTTAATAACTGGAGATAGTTTTAAACAAGAATTAAGTTTAATCAATACAAAGTACTCTTTATTAAAAAATAAAATTATATTAAAAGATAGTGTTATTAATAACCTTAATTTTCAAATCAATAATTTTAATTCTATATTAGATACAAAGGGGTCACAACTTATACTTTCCCAACAGTTAAATGAAAAGTTAAAACTTGAAGTAAAAAAACAAAAGTTTAAAAATAAATTAACAGCAGGGGCTGGAGTAGTAGCAGTATTAGCTGCTGTACTTTTAGTAAAATAGTATGTCTGATTTAAAAAAAGTAATACGCCAAGAATACTTAAAATGTGCTCAAGACCCAGTACACTTTATGCGTAAATACTGTTATATACAGCACCCACAACGTGGGCGTATACAGTTTAATCTATACCCATTCCAAGAAAAAGTATTAACGTTATTTCAAGAAAATCCCTATAGTGTAGTATTAAAATCTAGACAGTTAGGTATATCTACTTTAGGTGCTGGTTATTCATTGTGGTTAATGACATTCCATAAGGATAAAAATATTCTTTGTATTGCAACTAAGCAAGAAACAGCTAAAAACATGGTAACAAAGGTAAAATTCATGTATGAAAACTTACCTTCATGGCTTAAAATAGATGCTCCTGAAAATAATAAATTAACTTTACGATTAGCAAATGGATCACAAATTAAAGCAACATCGGCTTCAAGTGATGCAGGTAGATCCGAAGCAGTATCTTTACTACTAATTGATGAGGCAGCTTTTATTGATAATATTGGAGAAATATGGGCCTCAGCACAACAAACATTAGCAACTGGTGGTGGTTGTATAGCATTATCTACCCCTTATGGTACTGGAAATTGGTTTCATCAAACATGGGTTAGAGCAGAAAATAGAGAAAATCAATTTTTACCTATAAAACTCCCCTGGTATGTCCACCCAGAAAGAGATCAAAAATGGAGGGATACACAAGATGAATTATTAGGTGATCCTAGAATGGCTGCACAAGAATGTGATTGTGATTTTAGTACCTCTGGTGATATTGTATTTTATCCTGAATATATAGACTTTTATGAAAAAACTTATATAAAAGATCCTATGGAAAGAAGAGGAGCAGACCAAAACTTATGGGTTTGGGAATCACCTGATTACACAAGAGATTATGTGGTAGTAGCAGACGTTGCTCGTGGAGATGGAAAAGATTATTCCGCATGTCATGTAATTGATGTAGCCAATAATGTACAAGTTGCTGAATATAAAGGACAATTAGGTACAAAAGAATACGGGCATTTATTAGTTGGTTTAGCTACTGAATATAATGAAGCAATGTTAGTAATAGAGAATGCTAATATAGGTTGGGCAACAATACAAGTTGCTTTAGATAGACAATATCCTAACCTTTACTATTCACAAAAGAGTGATTCCCCAAATGCTAGTTCGTATTTTGACAAATACCAGGACCATTCAAAAATGGTAGCCGGTTTTACAATGTCTTCTAGAACTAGACCTATGGTAATAGGTAAATTTCAGGAATATATTAGTGATAAAGGAGTAACAATACAATCAAAAAGATTGCTAGAAGAAATGAAAACCTTTATATGGAAAAATAATAGGGCAGAAGCTCAAAGTGGGTATAATGATGATTTAGTAATGTCCTTTGGTATAGCTATGTATATTAGAGATACAGCGCTAAAATTAAGACAACAAGGACTACAAGCAACTAAAAATGCTTTAGGTAATATGTCTGTAGATAGGACTTCGTACCAAGGTGGATATGGTTTTTCACAAGGCTCAGATAATCCCTATCACATAAACACACCCGATGGTAAGGAAGACATTAAATGGCTTCTTTAATAATATTTATAACAATAATAACATACTATGGCTGATAAAAGCGTATTTTCAAGACTAAAAAGATTATTTTCTACTGACGTAGTAATAAGAAATGTAGGTGGAAACCAAATAAAAGTAATTGATAGTGCTAAAATACAATCTACAGGTGAATTAGAAACTAATTCATTAATGGATAGATATAATAGGGTTTTTTCTACAAGCCCTTCTTCTTTATATGGTGCTCAATTCAATATGAATTACCAATATTTAAGACCTCAATTATATTCTGAATATGATTTAATGGATAATGATGCTATTATAGCATCTGCTCTTGATGTCTTAGCAGATGAATCAACTTTAAAAAATGATATGGGTGAAGTACTTCAAATTAGAAGTGCTAATGAAGATATCCAGAAATTGTTGTATAACCTATTTTACGATGTATTAAATGTTGAGTTTAACTTATGGATGTGGGTTAGACAAATGTGTAAATATGGTGATTTTTTCTTAAAATTAGAAATTGCTGAAAAGTATGGGGTTTACAATGTAATTCCTTATACTGCTTATCACATAGAAAGACAAGAAGGTTATAACCCACAGAATCCTTCTGCTATTAGGTTTAGATACGCTCCTGATGGAATGGATAATCTAAGTTCAGGTATGTATCCTGTACCAGGTTCAACCGCTGGGAATTTAAACGATGAACAAGGTATTTTCTTTGACAATTATGAAATGGCTCACTTTAGACTTCTTTCAGATGTTAATTATTTACCTTATGGTAGGGCTTATATTGAACCCGCTCGTAAATTATATAAACAATATGTTTTAATGGAAGATGCAATGTTAATTCATAGAATTGCTCGTGCCCCAGAAAAACGTATATTTTATATGAATGTTGGTTCTATCCCACCAAATGAAATAGATGCATTTATGCAAAAAACAATTGGTAATTTAAAACGTACACCTTTCCAAGATAATAAAACAGGAGAATACAACCTTAAATACAACATGCAAAATATGTTGGAAGATTTTTATATCCCTGTTCGTGGTAATGACCAAACAACTAAAATAGAAACCACACCAGGATTACAATATGATGGGATTGCCGATGTTGAATATTTAAGAGGTAAATTATTTGCCGCACTTAAAATTCCAAAAGCTTTCTTAGGATACGAAGAAGGAGTTGAAGGTAAAGCTACACTAGCACAACAAGATATTAGATTTGCACGCACAATTGAAAGAATACAAAGAATATTAGTTTCTGAATTAAATAAAATTGCATTAGTTCATTTATATACCCAAGGATATACTGATGAAACATTAACTAATTTTACTTTAGAAATGTCTAGTCCTTCTATTATCTTAGAACAAGAAAAAATTGAATTACTTAAATCTAAAACCGAATTAGCTGGTACTTTATTAGAACAAGGTTTAGTACCCTCTGATTGGATTTATGATCATGTTTACCATTTTAGCGAAGACCAATATGATGAATATAGAGATTTATCTAGAGAAGATGCTAAACGTAAGTTTAGAATGGCACAAATAGAAGCAGAAGGAAATGATCCTGTTGAAACTGGTAAATCATATGGTACACCTCATGATTTAGCCTCATTATATGGAAGTGGTAGAATGTACACTAACCCAGGAGCAGTACCAAAACCAGAAGAATATGCAGCTGATGATCCTAAATTAGGTAGACCAAAAGATACTAATGTAAAACGTAATACACAAGGTGATAATTTTGGGAAAGATAGATTAGGAGTTAAACGTATGAAAGATACAGATAAAAATGATTCTAATAGTATTAAAAATAAATTCAAAGGAGGAAGTCCATTAGCTTTAGAAAGTGCTCGGTCTTCATATATGAAAAATTTAAATATGTTTAAGGATTTAGATAAAAAGGTATTAATATTTGAAGAGGATAAAGACGATTCTTCATTATTAGATGAAAAACAATTAAAGAAGTAAAATACTCCACATATTTATAAATAAATATATTCTTGATGAAAATTAAACACTCAAAGTACAAAAACACAGGCATATTATTTGAACTGTTAGTACGCCAAATCACCGCTGACACACTTAAAGGTGGTAATTCACCAGCTATAGATATTTTAAAAGAATATTTCGTAAATACTTCTTTAGGTAAAGAGTATAAATTATATGAATCTATACTTAAATCTAAAGTAGTAACTGAGGGTAGGGCTACATTAGTAATTGATACTATATTAGAGGCCTCTACTAAGTTTAATAGAAAGTCTTTAAAAAAACAAAAATATAATTTGATTAATGAAATTAAAAAACATTATAATCTAGAATCCTTTTTTGGTTCTAAAATAACAAATTATAAAGAATTAGCGGCTTTATACACTTTAGTAGAAAATGTTAATTCAAAGTCTATATCTAACCCAACACAATTAGTAGATAATAAAGTAACTTTATTAGAACATTTAACTAAAAAGGAAGTTACTCAAGATTCAAAACAAACAGTAATTGAAGAATTTTCTACATATGATAGTGATATAAGAACTCTTACTTATAAGGTATTATTAGAAAAGTTTAATAATAAGTACGACATATTAACTAATGATCAAAAACAAGTACTTAAAGAATACATTAATTCAGTAGATTCAACACCAGATTTAAGAAATTTCTACAATGTTAAAATTAATGAATTAAAAAGTATTTTAGTTAAAGAAACAAAAAATATTAAAGATAAAGCTACAAAAGTTAAAATTACTGAAGTAGCTAAATTTTTAACTGAATTAAAGAAAACAGATAAAGTTGGAGATAATAATTTAGTTGATTTGTTACGTTATTACCAATTAGTAAACGAAATACAAATAGCAAATGGCGTACAAATATAAACTTAAAGAAATAGAGGTAGGTGATACTAAGGTTACTGGAGGTGTAAAATCTGTAGTTACAGATAAAGATCCCGAAACTGGTGCTATATCCTGGTCTATTGATTATGTTCCTAATTTATCTAAGCTAGTTGAAGATTCTATGGAATTAGCATCTACAGCAAAAGGTGTATATCAAAAAGCTAAAGATGATAAAAAATTCTTAGACATATACGAACAGGCAAAACAATTAAGAAATGTAATTCGTACTCATGTTAGAAATAATTACCCTTCCGATTATAAAAAAGCAATCAGAGAAGAAGATGTAGATGAAATTTCAACCTCTGGTGCCGCAGGTGCTTATAATACACCATATGCTTTTGTAAGAAAAAAATTACAACCAGGTAAAAAGAAAAAAAATAAAAAATCTAAATATAAAATGAAAATGCCATCGGGTATGGTAAGTTCTTTAGGTTATACAATGGGTGAGGGTAAATTAGGTGATGGAGCAGATTTAGGTCCTGGCCCCAAAGCAGGTCCTGATGGAGTCACTAATAGCGCTTATACAAAACAATTTAAATATAAATTAGTTCCTAAAAATAAAGATGGTACTTATGTACAAAAGGGAGCAGGAATGATAGTTAAAAAACTTTATTAATATGTATAACCGAAGTATTAATGAACAAGAATCTAAAGCAGCACAATACCAAAAAGAACGTATTGAAGCTTTTGATGTTTTAGAAAATAGATTAGATGTAGTAAAAAAATTATTACGTTTAGCAAAAATAGAAACTATAAAAGCTTACAGAGAACAACCTAATACTTTTGCTGTAATAAAACCTACAGACATAATAGGAGACTATATAAAAGATATTGAAATATTACTAGATAAATAACATTATGAAACAAACACCAAATCAATTATTCAAACAACTTTCAAAAGAATTTAGTTCTAAAAAAGATAAAGAACTAATTAATGAAGAATTAGGTCAAATAGTAACTTTAAAACCAATTAATACTATTGAGGCAAGTGCTAAAGACCCATTCTGGACTAAATTTGAAAATTTCTTAGCAGAAGGTGGTACATTAGAGCCTATTGTAAATAATGAAGATAAAGTTAAATATAATTCTAAAGAACAAGACGAAAAAGTTAAAGCTGATTCTAAATTAAAGTATGAAATGGATAGCAAATTAGCTGGGTCATACAAAATATCAGATGGTGTAGAAAATATTGATTCCCATAATTATGACTACGATCCTAAAGTAGAGAATATTAATAATGTTAATGCTCAAGAAGTATTAAGTGGTGTTCAATTAGAAATTAACTACAATAAAGAATTATCTTTAGATGAAGCAATGGAATTAGCTGTTAAAAACTTAGCTAAAGACCCATTACATTATGTAAAAGAAGGACAATTTGGAGTTCAAGGTTTAGGATATAAAGAAGCTAAACAACAACAAAGCGATGGCGAAAGTTATGGTGGTAGTGGATTTAGTACTAAATTAAAAGATGGTGGTGATTCTATGGAATTAGTAAAAGAATCTAAAGAATTAGTTTTAGAGGCATTTGGACAAGTAGTAACATCAGGTAATCCAAACTCATTAGCAGCACAATCAGGAAATATTATTCGTCAGATGATGGCTGAAAAAGAAGAAGAGAAAAAATTACCAATGGATGAAATGGAAGATGAAGGTACAGCAGTATCTTATTCAGATACTACATCAGAAGCTGCAAAACCTGATTTTGCAGATATCGACGGAGACGGAGATAAAAAAGAATCAATGAAACAAGCAGCTAAAGATAAAAAGAAAAAAGTGAAAAAAGAATCTATAGATAGTAAATTAGCGGAAATAGGAAAAGAAGCTGAAAAAGTAAAAATGGAAGCTCAATTAGACTTCTTACATGATCATATTCAAGAAAAAGTAGATAGAGTTAGTTCAATCCAAGAAGATGAAAATCTTAGTGAATTAATTGACAAGACGAAAATGAAACAAATGCAGAGAGAAATCAAAGATTTGGAAAGAAAGAAAATGAAAATGGAAAGAATCTATGAAAAATCTTGTGGATCAAAATATTCCAAAAAAGAAATGGTAGATGAAATGGATGAGGTAAGTTGGAATGAAAAAAATAACCCAACTCGTGGTGCTGCAGGTGAAAGAGATCCTAAACAAGTAGGACAATCAGTTTCTGCTTATGCTGTAAACAAATAGAACATGAGCAAAAAGCTATTAATAGAAACTCATACTGTAAAAATCTCCCCCTCCCAATTAACTGAAAATGTTAATAAGGAGAGTGGAAATTTAATGGTAGAAGGTATTTTAGCTACGGCTGAAGTAAAAAACGGAAATGGTCGTTACTACTCAAAAGGTCTGTGGGATAGAGAAATGGACAAATATTCTGAATTAATTGAACAAAGACGTTCAATGGGAGAACTTGACCACCCAGAATCAACTGTTATCAATTTAAAAAACGTATCACATTTAATATCCGAATATTGGTGGGATGGTGATAATTGTATAGGTAAGATAGAAATTTTACCTACTCCTTCAGGAAATATTCTTAAAGAACTAATTAAAAGTGGAGTTACCGTAGGTGTGTCTTCTCGTGGTATGGGTTCTTTAGAAGATAAAGGTGGTGTAATGGAAGTACAAGATGATTTTGAATTATTATGTTGGGATTTTGTTTCAACCCCATCAAATCCTGGTTCTTTTATGCATACCTTAAATGAAGGAAAAAATATAATCACATATGATTATACAAATGTTAATAAAGTAATACATGAAATTCTTTGTTCAAAAGGTTCATGTCCTATAACATAAATAATATTTCTTCGGACGCTACCGACGGATTTTATGCATAAAGCGCTCTTTTGAGCGCTTCTTGTGTCTTAAGATATTTTTACATACGTATGACCGCAATGTGTCATGAATACTTAGATATGGCACCGATATATATTATTCCCTATTACGATTCTTAATAATCGTATTTCACAAAAAAAATTTTGAGATTATGGCAAACAATGATTTGTTAAAAGAAGCAATCGCTGATGCTAAAGCTGTTAAAGAAACTGCTATTGCAAACGCAAAACTTGCTCTTGAAGAAGCATTCACACCACATTTGAAATCTATGCTTTCTGCAAAATTAGAAGAAATGGACAACGAAGACGTTGACGAAGGATACGATAAGTATGAAGAAGACGACGTTAAAGAAGAAGTTTCTGAAGATACAGTAGAAGAAAAGAAAGAAGATATGGATGAAGCTAAAGAAGAGCTTGATGAAATTAACCTTGACGAGTTACTTGCTGAACTTGAATTGGATGAAGACGCTCGAACAGACGCTGAAGAAGAAGGCTACAAAGACGGTATGAAGGACGAAAAAGAGGACTTGAAAGAGGACGAACGTACGGATGCTGAGGAAGAAGGCTATTTAGATGGCGAAAAAGACGAAAAAGAAGACATGGAAGACAAAGACGACGAGGAAATTGACCTTGAAGATATGTCAGAAGATGACTTAAAAGGATTCATTGAGGATGTTATTAAAGATTTAGTAGCAGACGGAACAATTGAAGCAGGTGAGGAAGCAATGGAAGATGAAGAAGACATTGTAGATGTTGAAGACGTTGAAGACGTTGAAGACGTTGAAGACGTTGATGTTGATGTAGAAATTGATGAAGCAGTTGACGGAGAAAAAGGTGCTGGAAACGAAGATGGTGACAAAGATGACACTAAAATCGAGAAAGAAACTGAAAAAATGAGATTTAAAGAAGCATTAGATGAAATCGAAGCTCTTAAAGTTGAATTAAACGAAGTTAATTTGCTTAACGCTAAATTACTCTACACAAACAAAGTTTTTAAATCTAAAAACTTATCTGAAGACAAAAAAGTTAAAGTGCTTAAAGCATTTGACAAAGCGTCAACAGTAAAAGAAGCTAAAGTTATTTTTGAAACATTAAACGAAGGTTTAGTATCAAAAACAGAAGCTATTGTAAGACCAAAAGGTGCTGCATCTAAAGCAACTGGAACAATAACTGAAGCTAAAAAACCGATTATTGAAAGCAATGATGTATACAATCGTATGCGTAAACTTGCTGGATTAATTTAAATTATTAAAATAACCCTTAAAAAACTAAAAAAATGAGCTTAAATACTCTATTAGAAAGCGCGAACCCATATCAGTCTTTACAGTCTGACGCGGCTAGATTAGCTAGCAAATGGGAAAAGACAGGTTTATTAGAAGGTTTGAATGGTGCCCACAAAAACAATATGGGTCTTATTCTTGAAAACCAAGCTAAACAACTTGTAGTAGAATCATCACAAACTAGTGGTGGTGTAGGAACAGGTGGTACTTTTTCATCTCAAACTAGCGTAAACGTTGGTGGACAGTGGGCTGGAGTTGCTTTACCATTAGTACGTAAAGTATTCGGACAAATTGCTGCACAAGAATTTGTATCAGTACAACCAATGAATTTACCTTCAGGACTTGTATTTTTCTTAGATTTCCAATATGGATCTAACAAATCTCCATTTACTGCTGGTGGGTCATTATATGGTGACAAAGGTGGTAATGAACCTTTCGGTAACACTAACACAGGTGGTCTTTATGGATCAGGTCGTTTTGGATATTCTATCCAAAATACTCAGTCTTTAGCATTAACTTCTGCAAGAACAAATGCTTCTTGGGATCAATTTAACTTTAACAGTGATTATTCTGCATCTGTTGCAGCTGGTGATTACCAAAGAGTTGCTGTTGATGCTAGTGACCTAGGATTTGCTGATTTCGAAGCTGTTAAAGGATTCCAATTATTTACTGGATCTTTAACTGGTGTTGTACCAACAGGATCTGATGGATCTGTAGCTGGTGTACAAGTATCTGAATTTACAGAATACGATGCAGCAGCTGGAAAAGTATATTTCTATGCTTTAGATACTGCTATTACAGTTAATGATGTAAATGTAAACTACCAAATTCAACCAACTGATAATAACAGAGGTGATTTTGAAGCAGGTAACCCACATCCAAATGCATTTAACGATGAATCAGGAGCTAACTGTTGCCCAGACCAAGTAATTCCAGAAATCAACATCCAGATGCAATCATCTGCAATTGTTGCTAAAACTAGAAAACTGAAAGCTGTATGGACACCAGAATTTGCACAAGATTTAAATGCATATCATGCACTAGATGCTGAAGCTGAATTAACTTCAATCTTAAGTGAGTACATTTCATTAGAAATTGACTTAGAGATCTTAAGTATGTTAATTGATTCTGCTGCTGCAGGAACTGAAACATGGTCGGTTAAAAATAACCAACAACTTTCAGGAACAGGTGCTGGTATCACAGATACTAATCTTGGATTTTACAATTCTCAAGGACAATGGTTCCAAACATTAGGAACTAAAATTCAGAAATTAAGTAACATCATTCACCAGAAAACTCTACGTGGTGGTGCTAACTTTATGGTTGTTTCTCCACAAGTAGCAACAATTTTGGAATCAATTCCAGGATTTGCTGCTGATACAGATGGTGATGCTGCTAAAATGAGCTATGCATTTGGTGTACAAAAAGTTGGTGCTTTAAATAGCCGCCAAAAAGTATACAAAAACCCTTACATGACTGCTAACACAATCCTATTAGGATACCGTGGTACTCAGTTCCTAGAAAGTGGTGCTGTATTTGCTCCTTACATTCCGTTAATCATGACTCCACTTGTATACGATCCAGATACGTTCGTACCAAGAAAAGGTCTATTAACTAGATATGCTAAGAAAATGGTTCGTCCAGAATTTTATGGAAAAATCAATGTATCAGGTTTAGACCTTCTATAGTAGAAGATTAATTAAATCTTAATAAAATTAACCCGGCTTAGGCCGGGTTTTTTTTTCTTTTTTATATTTATAACAAAATGCGTTATACACAAACTATATTTATCTTATTATATAATTATATCAATAATTTACTGTTTCTTAACGTATTTACAACAGTTGTATTCACTGATAACACAATCCCTAATTTAAAGAATTTATGGCAAGTAAACACCATACAGACGAAGTATTTCGGTCTAAAAGAATTCCTAAAAACCCAATTAAGTTCAAACTCCAACTTAATGAAGAACAAAAAGACGCTAAAAAACACATCCTGGAAAATACAATTACTCTCCTTGGAGGGGGTGCAGGTAGTGGAAAAACATTACTTGCATGTAATGTTGCATTAGATGGACTATTACGTAGACAATACGACAAAATTATAATCACCAGACCTACGGTATCAAAAGAAGAAATAGGTTTTTTACCTGGTGATTTAAGAGAAAAAATGGATCCCTGGGTACAACCTATTTACCAAAATTTCTTTCAATTGTATGATAAAGTTAAAATAGAAAAACTTATTGAAGATGGTAAAATAGAAATAGTACCAGTATCATTTATGAGAGGTAGAACATTTTTAGATGCTATGATAATAGTAGATGAAGCACAAAATGTTACTCATGAACAAATGGAAATGATTACATCTAGAATAGGTTTAAGAAGTAAAATGATGATATGTGGTGATGCCCATCAGACAGATTTAAAAAAGAAATCGGATTCTGGTTTTAAGTTTCTCTACTCAGCTGCTAGAAGGATTAAAAATCTAGAAGCTATTACTTTAAATACTAATCATAGAAATGAAATTGTAGAAGATTTATTAGACTATTATAAAGAAGCTATTGACAAAGGTGTAAGTATTACTACTTCTGGTTCATACAATTATAATAATAAAAATTAGTACCATATTTATAATAAAATTATCTAATGGCAATATGTAACCCTACTGGTTCATTATCAGTAACAATCAGAGAAGAAATAAGATTACCTAATGGTAATATGGAGCAATCTATCAATACCGAGGTTATTAAGGATGTTAATCAGATAATGAAAAGAACTGATACTATAGCTCCTACCTTTAGTGGAAGTGGAATTGAAATTTTAAGGTTTGTAGATTCTGAAGAACAACAAACAGCAGGTTCCTTTGTAAGAGATACAGTTAAATATATGAGATTTACAAATTTATGTTCAACTAATTTTGTATCCTTATATTTAATCCAAGATAGCCCAGAAGCACAAAACCCTAATACTGGTAATGTAGGATCAGGAGATGAATCTTTATTTAAATTAGATGCCGGAAAATCAATGGTGTTTTCAAATGCCCAATTTCAAGGAACTGATTATTATGATTATGTAGTAGAAGGATATGTTGATATTCAATATTTTTCTTCATTTGCTACTTTATCATCGATTAAAGCAAAAGCAGATACAGCAAGTGTTCAGATAGAGTATTTTGTAGCATCTTCATAATATTTATAACAAAATTAAATTTAATAAAAAATGGCATTAACATACAGAACAGGATCAGACGGTAAAGATTCAGCATTAACAATTAATGAATTAGATAACAACTTTAGACATTTTACTGGATCACACGCAATTACTGGGTCTCTTACAGTATCAACTAATTTAACAGTTGAAGGATCAGTAGTTTCATTAGCAGCATTACCAACATCAGACCCCTCAGTAGTAGGTCAACTTTGGAATGATGCTGGGACTTTAAAAGTATCAATATAATTAGTACTTAAAAATTACACTTAATTTAAAATAAAATTCCGGAGGACTCAATTTGAGTCCTCTTTTTTCATATTTATAATAAAACTAATTAGATTATGAATGTACCTATATATAATGGTGACCCAATTTGGAACCCAAATTCAGTACCTTTTGGCTTTTACAATAATAGTATAGATTTTCAAACTGATTGTGTAAAAGTAGCAGAATTTTGTGCTACCAGATTAGGTTATCCTTTAGTTGATATAGAATTACAATCTAGTTCCTTCTTTACAGCATTTGAAGAAGCAATTACCGTATATGGAAATGAATTATATGCTTACCTTGTTAGGGATAATATGTTAACTTTAGAAGGGTTTGCTATAGATGATTTTATATTTTTAAATGAAAGTATTATTACTCCTAATTTAGGAGCAGTAATTAGAATGTCAGAGCAGTATGGAGCAGAAGCAGGTACTGGTGGTAATGTGCCTTGGTATAAAGGTAGTATACCCTTAACATCCAGTGTTCAAGATTATGATTTAAAAGCATGGGCAAAAGAAAAAAATATAACAGGTAGTATAGAAATAAAAAGAGTATTTTATCAAGAACCAACCCCTGCATCAGCTAGATATCTAGCACCTTTTGATGGTTTTGGATTTGGAGGAGCAGCAGCTGCTGGAGTAACTGGACTTGGTGGTTTTGGAGGTGGAATGGGTTATTTAATGATGCCCCTTAATTATGATATGCAAGTTATTCAAGCTATTGAAATGAATGATATGGTCAGAAGATCTAATTATAGCTTTGAAATGCACAATAATATTTTAAGAGTATTTCCAATCCCTGGACCCTTTACTCATACTAATGATGATGAAATGATTAGTGGTTCATGTGTAGGAAATATGTGGTTTGAATATATTAAAGTAAATGATAGAACTAGCGGAAGTGTAGACCCAGCATGTGGGCAGGTAACAAATGCCTCTAATATGCCCTATACTAATCCTGATTATACCTTAATTAATTCAATTGGTAGACAATGGATTTTTGAGTATACTTTAGCATTAGTAAAAGAAATTTTAGGGTATGTAAGAGGAAAATATTCTACAATCCCTATACCTAATGCTAATATGACTTTAAATCAAGCTGATTTATTAGCTGCAGCAACTGCTGAAAAAACAGCATTATTAGAAAGATTAAGAGCATATTTTGATGAAACTTCACGAGCCTCTTTATTAGAAAGAAGAGCAAATGAAAAAGAAAGTAGAGATAGAGAATTAGAAGGTGTTCCAAATTTTATTTATATAGGATAGCATATGGCAATGTATACAGGACTCAGAGATGTATCTCTTCTGAGACATTTAAATAGAGAGTTAATGGGTAATATTATTACCCAACAATGTGCTATATATCAATTTAAACTAGAAGAAACTAAAGTTAATATATATGGTGAAGCTGCTGGTGAAAAGTTTTATAATGGTCCTTTTTTATTTAATGTTTTAATAAATAGATCAGATCAACAATATGGAGAAGATGAAGAAGGAATACAATTTAATCAAGCTATTGATTTTTATTTCCTTAGAGATGATTTAAAAGTAGCTAATGTTGTACCTGAAGTAGGTGATATTATCTTATACCAAGAAGGATATTACGGGGTACAAGGCACAGTAGGAAACCAATATTGGGGTGGAAAAAACCCTGCATACCCAAATAATGATTCAGATGGGGAACCAAACCCATTAAATCCAGGTTTAGATAAATTTGGAGAAAGTGTATCAGTATTAGTATCAACATATTATATACCAGCAGATAAAGTTGCTATTTCACCATATAAAGAAAGATTTTAATGGCTATAAGAAAACCAATACCAAAAACTCAAAAAGAGTTAAGCATAGATCAACAAAGACCTTCTTCAGCTAGATATGGTAATCCCAATATCCCACTTGCATCTAATGAAAGTGAAACAGGTATTCCCTTTAATAGATCAGAAAAACTATCTTGGACAGGAGATACAACTAAACCCTTTTCAATTGGAATAAAGGATTTAGATGAAGCTGTATTTTATTATTTTCAAAATGTGATAAAACCTTTTGTTTATCAAAATGGTGAAAGAAGAGAAGTACCTATTATTTATGGTTCTCCTGAAAGGTGGAAATCATTCCAAAAAGATAATTATTATAGGGATAAAAATGGTGCTATTATGTTACCCATTATAGTACTTAAAAGAAATTCAATCACTAAAGATAGAACAGTATATAATAAACTGGATGCTAATAGTCCTAATTTATATGGTAGTTTTCAACGTGCTTATAATCCTAAAACCTTTTACAATAATTTTGATGCTATTAATAACGCAATCCCAGCAAAACAATTTTATGCTGTAGCTGTCCCGGACTTTGTTAATATAGAATATAGTTGTTTAATCCAAACTTACTATATGGAACAATTAAATAAAATCATTGAAGCATGTGAATATGCTTCTGATGCTTATTGGGGTAATCCAGAAAGGTTTAAATTTAGATCTTTTATTGATTCCTTTACTACTGAAACTTCTTTAACTAATGGAAAAGATAGATTAGTAAAAGGTACATTTAATATAAGATTAAGAGGATACATTATTCCTGATACAGTACAAAAAGATATGAATTCTATTTCTAAATACAATTCTAAATCTAAATTTATTATTTCAATGGAAACAACTTCTAATTCTGAAATATTTAAAGAAGGTGTAACTAAAACAAGAGATGGTAGAACTAGAAAAAGTAGTGAAAATGAAGGAGGACTTACTGGTATTTATGATGTGAAGAGTGGTAAAGAATTAAAACAATAGATTAATGGCTAATAATATAAGATTTGTCGATTCCTTAAAAGTAGGAGCATATAATACCCAAAATACTGGAGGTAGTGGTATAACCATTAATAATAATATTGATAATTATGTTCTAACTGCTACGGGTAACCAAGAAATAGATGGTAACGCCAACCTTCAATTTGATGGGGTAAACTTAGGAATAGGTGGTCCTTCAAATGGTGCTAGATTTGAAATAAATGATAATACTTCAAATGATTTACTATTAATTAAAAACTCTAGTAATCAAGGTATAAAAATAAAAAATAGTGGGGTATTACAATTATTAGAATTTAGTTCATTACCCACAGCAGTAGAAGGAGGAATTGTTTTTTCTTCTAATGAATTCTTTTTAGGTTATTAACTTAAGAATAAAGTTTAATATGTATAATAAAATTTAATTAATATAAAATGGCAGATTGGAAAAAAGTAATTGTTAGTGGCTCGAACGCAGAACTAGCGCAGTTGTCCTTATCAGATTTATCGGTACAAGGAAGTGAAGAGACAGTATTGGTAATCAGCCCTGCAGGGGTAGTTGGGACACGAGAAAATGCATCAAGTTCAGGCTCAAGTGGTACTTCAGGTTCAGATGGTTCCTCAGGTTCAAGTGGAACTAGTGGCTCAAGTGGCTCAAGTGGAACAAGTGGTGCAGATGGTGCAGGAGGTTCTTCAGGTTCTTCAGGAACAAGTGGTTCTGACGGTTCTTCAGGTTCTTCAGGTACATCAGGAACAAGTGGTGCAGATGGTGCAGGAGGTTCTTCAGGTTCTTCAGGTACATCAGGTACAAGTGGTGCTGACGGTGCTGGTGGATCAAGTGGCTCATCAGGAACTTCTGGTGAATCAGGCTCAAGTGGTTCTTCAGGTACTTCAGGAACAAGTGGTGCAGATGGTGCTGTTGGAAGTTCAGGATCAAGCGGAACATCAGGAACTTCAGGTTCAGATGGTTCAAGTGGTTCTTCAGGTACTTCAGGTTCAGATGGTTCTTCTGGTTCTTCTGGTTCAAGTGGAACATCAGGAACTTCAGGTTCAGATGGTTCGTCCGGTTCCTCAGGTACATCAGGCTCTTCAGGTTCAAGTGGTACATCAGGTTCTTCAGGTTCAGATGGTTCAAGTGGCTCTTCAGGAACAAGTGGTGTAATTAATGTTAATAATTCTGGTAATAATAGAGTATTAACTGATATTGATGGATCAAGTGCTGAAGCAGAATCTAATTTAACTTTTATAAGTAATGGTGGTTCTACAGTAGGTGGTTTATTAACAGTAACCGGTGATGTTGTAATTAGCCATGATTTAACAGTACAAGGTACAGCATCATTCCAAAATTCAGAAAATTTACTAATAAAAGATAGATTTATATTATTAGCTTCTGGTTCTACTTCTGCTGGAGATGGTGGTATTGTAATACAACAAACAGATCAGGATTATGGTGATGCCTTTGCTTATGATGGATTATCATCATTAAGATGGGGTGTAACAAGTTCATTCCATGCAAGTGGTTCAGGATTTACTCCAGATGCTTTTATGTCAACTGTTGTAATAGGTGCCGATGCTAATGATACTACATCAACTGTAGTATCAAGATATACGGCTAAAGGAAATATATTTGTATCTTCATCACAAGATATTTATATCTATTCTTAATATATAAAAATTGTTTTTAAAAAAAATAAAAAGGTTTATGGGATTTAAATCTAATAAAGTTGAAATAAAAGGAGTACCTACTGAAAAAGTGGGTACTCCTTTAACTCACAATATAGAATTAACAGAAAAAGAAATTGAATTAATATTACTTACTATTAAAAATGGGTTATTTAAAGGAGAATATGTAGAGATACTTTATAATTTAACTTTAAAAATTCAAGAAAAATATAAAAATATATAGTTATGTCTTACAATCTAACAGGTTTATCTCTAAGAGAATTACGTGCTCTTAGAAAATCAACTGATTACATTCCAATTACAGGTATCGATGCTATCTTTATAGGTACAATACAAGTAAAATTAAATCAAAAAATTGAAAGTATTGAACAACAATTAGAAGAAGAAAAAATACCTCCCCCTCCTAGTTAATAGGGAATATTAAAACCATATTTATAACTATATTACGGCCCGCAAGGGAAGTGGACTGAACAGTCAGTAACCAACCTAATAAGAATGATATGCCAAATTGGAAAAAAGTAATACTTAGTGGTAGTAATGCTGAGTTAAATGAAATTAAATTAACAGGTCTTTCAACTCAAGGATCTGAAAACACAACGCTTGTAATAAATAGTGATGGTACTGTAGGTACCAGAGAAAATGCTGCATCTAGTGGTACTTCTGGTACTTCTGGTTCAAATGGTAGTTCAGGTTCAAGTGGCTCATCAGGTTCAAGTGGTTCTAGTGGTTCTTCAGGAACAAGTGGTTCATCTGGTTCATCCGGTACATCAGGTACTTCAGGTTCAGATGGTTCATCTGGTTCTTCAGGCACATCAGGTTCTTCAGGTTCTTCGGGTACATCAGGAACTTCAGGTTCAGATGGTTCATCTGGTTCTTCAGGAACAAGTGGTTCATCAGGTAGTTCAGGTACATCTGGTACTTCAGGTGTTTCCACTTATGGATTCCGTATAGAATACTCTACATCTACAACATCAGCAGACCCAGGCTCAGGTAAATTTAGATTTAACGCCGCTGACCCGGCTGCAGCTACTGAAGTTTATATTAGTGAGACTGATTTAGATGGATTAGGTATAGACCCAATATTAGGTACTCTAACAGATTCTACAAATAATAATAAATCTGTTATAACATTTAGATTAGAATCAAATCAAATATATTATGATTCAGCATATGTTACTGCCCAAACAGATAATGGTGGTTGGAGAACATTAGATATCACTCATATTGATAAAAGTGGTTGGAATAATGTAGGTAATAGCGATGCTACCTTTATGGCTATTGAACTTATAGGTGATAAAGGTAGCTCAGGTTCATCAGGTACAAGCGGTAGCTCAGGCTCTTCAGGCACTTCAGGTTCATCAGGCTCATCAGGTACTTCAGGAAGTTCGGGCTCATCAGGTACATCAGGCTCAAGTGGATCTTCAGGAACTTCAGGTAATACTGGTTCTTCGGGAACTTCAGGAACATCAGGTAGTTCAGGTTCTTCAGGAACAAGTGGTTCTAGTGGTTCATCAGGAACAAGTGGTGTCCAAGGTAACCCAGGAACAAGTGGTACATCAGGTTCATCAGGATCAAGTGGTTCTTCAGGAACTTCAGGTAATACAGGTTCTTCAGGAACTTCAGGAACATCAGGTAGTTCAGGTTCATCCGGAACTTCAGGAACTTCAGGTTCAGATGGTTCATCTGGTTCTTCAGGAACAAGTGGTAACTCAGGTTCATCTGGTTCATCCGGTACATCAGGTACTTCAGGTAATACCGGTTCTTCAGGAACTTCAGGAACTTCAGGTTCAAACGGTTCTTCAGGTTCATCAGGAACAAGTGGTTCAAGTGGTTCATCAGGAACAAGTGGTGTCCAAGGTAATCCTGGAACAAGTGGTTCTTCAGGCTCATCAGGCACAAGTGGTTCTTCAGGGTCATCTGGTACTTCAGGAACTTCAGGTTCAGATGGTTCATCAGGTTCCTCTGGAACAAGTGGTAACTCCGGCTCATCGGGTTCATCAGGAACAAGCGGTAACTCTGGTACTTCAGGTTCTTCAGGTTCTTCAGGAAACTCAGGATCAAGTGGTTCATCTGGAACTTCAGGAAATACAGGATCAAGTGGTACATCAGGAACTTCAGGCTCATCAGGTTCATCAGGAACAAGTGGCTCATCAGGGTCATCTGGTACTTCAGGTAGTTCAGGCTCAAGTGGTTCTTCAGGCTCAAGTGGTACTTCAGGTTCATCGGGAACTTCAGGTTCATCTGGGTCAAGTGGTACATCAGGACAAGATGGTAATTTTGGTGGTGCTACTTTTAATTATACATTTGACACAGCAACAGGTACTGCTGATCCAGGTAATGGAGATATAAGATTAAATAACACTACACAAAACGCATCTACATTATCCATTATTAGTCAGACTACAGAAGATGGTGATAATATACAGTCATTTTTAGAGAGTATTGATGCCTCTACATCAGCAGTAAAGGGTCATATGAGAATAGCGGATAAATTCGCTCCAGAAAATTTTATATTGTTTTCAATATCAAACCTAACAGACTTAGGTGTATATTGGACAATAAACATAAGTGAACAAGCATCATCAGCTGCATCCCCATTTACTAATAATGAAGATGTAATTGTTTCTTTCGCCTTAGTAGGTGATAGAGGAGATGATGGTACATCAGGAACATCTGGTTCAAGTGGAACTTCGGGTTCATCAGGTAGTTCAGGTAATAGTGGTACTTCAGGTTCTTCAGGTTCAAGTGGTTCTTCAGGAACAAGTGGTTCTTCAGGAAACTCAGGATCAAGTGGTTCATCTGGAACTTCAGGTTCAAGTGGATCATCAGGTACATCAGGTTCATCAGGAAATTCAGGCTCTTCAGGTTCCTCAGGAACATCTGGTTCAAGTGGTTCATCTGGTTCTTCAGGCTCTTCAGGCTCTTCAGGTTCAAGTGGTTCATCTGGAACTTCAGGTTCAAGTGGTTCCTCAGGTTCAAGTGGTTCATCAGGAACATCTGGTTCATCAGGAACAAGTGGTACAGCAACAATAACAAATTTAGGTAACAATAGAGTAACTACATCAACAGGAACTCAAGGTGCATTAAATGCTGAAGCTAATTTTACATTTGATGGTACTAAACTTACAGTATCAGGATCAGGTAGCACAATTTTAGATGTACAAGGATCTCAAGGTCAATTATTTTCAGTAACAGATGATTTGACAGGGATAGTATTTGCAGCATCTGATATATCAGGTGTTCCAATCTTATCTGTAAGTGGTTCAGGTTTAACAATGATTGATGGTACTTTAAATGCCCCTAATTTACCTAATATAACAACTAGTAATGATGTATTAGTTGTAGATTCAAGTGGTAATGTAGGATATGAAACAAATGCCGCTTCAAGTGGAACCTCAGGTAGTTCAGGCTCAAGTGGTAGTTCAGGCTCAAGTGGTAGTTCAGGCTCAAGTGGTACATCAGGCTCAAGTGGTTCATCTGGTTCATCAGGTTCTTCAGGAACAAGTGGATCATCAGGATCTTCAGGAACAAGTGGTTCTTCAGGAAACTCAGGATCAAGTGGTTCATCTGGAACTTCAGGTTCATCTGGATCAAGTGGTACATCTGGTTCATCAGGAAATTCAGGAACTTCGGGTTCATCCGGTAGTTCAGGTTCATCGGGTAGTTCAGGTTCTTCAGGAACAAGTGGTGGAACAGGTACCCCAGGAACATCAGGTTCTAGTGGTTCATCAGGAACCTCAGGTTCTAGTGGTTCATCAGGAACAAGCGGTAACTCTGGTACTTCAGGTAGTTCAGGATCAAGTGGTAACTCAGGTTCAAGTGGTTCATCAGGATCAAGTGGTACAAGTGGTTCTAGTGGTTCATCAGGAACAAGCGGTAACTCTGGTACTTCAGGTAGTTCAGGATCAAGTGGTACAAGTGGTTCTAGTGGTTCATCAGGAACAAGCGGTAACTCTGGTACTTCAGGTAGTTCAGGATCAAGTGGTAACTCAGGTTCTAGTGGTTCATCAGGAACAAGCGGTAACTCTGGTACTTCAGGTAGTTCAGGATCAAGTGGTAACTCAGGTTCTTCAGGTTCTTCAGGAACATCAGGTAACTCAGGTTCTTCAGGTTCTTCAGGAACAAGCGGAACAGCTACTATAACAAATTTAGGTAACAACAGAGTTACAACTTCAACAGGTACACAAGGCCAATTAAATGCTGAAGGTAGTTTAACATTTGATGGTAACATATTACATAACGATTCCCAAAATATAGCCATTAATGAAGGCCAGAAATTCATACTTGATTATGATGGAGATAGTTTTGGAAACATATCTTATGATTTAAATAATTTAGCTGGTTATGGTGCCCAAAACGTTTATGCTACTCCTGGTGAATGTCATGTCTTTACAGAGGGTGATGGAGATGCATTAGCTCAAATTAGGGCTATGCAAATAACTATAGGAAGTAGCCAAACAAATTCAGCTACTAGATTTTCTATAGCTGGTGGATTAAAAAACACAGGTTCAAGTTCAACTGAAAGTTTTATTGGTGGTGGTTGTAGAAATTATATATCCAGTGGTAAAACTAGTGTAATAGCAGGAGGATCAGTAAATTGTATAGTCAATAATAATACTGCTTGTTCAGGAAATTTTATAGGAGCAGGAGGTGCCAATAAAATTAATACTTGTGTTGGTAATAGTGCTATAGTTGCAGGATGTAACAACTGCATCTGTCAAACAGGTACAAATTGTAGTTTTATAGGTGCAGGAGATTTCAATGTAATTTGTGTAAGTTCACCTAAGAGTTCTATTGTTGGAGGTACTACGAATAAAATTTATAATTCTAACACCTCTGCTATCTTAGGAGGTAGACTAAATTGTATATGTAATGGTGCTAATTGTAGTGCTATATTAGGTGGGTATAGCAATTACATTAATGGTCATGATTATTCCTTTCTTGCTGGTTATAACTTATCTTCAAATCAAAATTGTACCTTTTATACTCAATGTTCTCATGTTAGAAATCATTTAAATGTAGGGGGTACTGGAAATGCTTGTAATACAACTACAGGTAGAATTGATGCAACAAATGATATTGTAGCTTATGCTACTTCTGATAAAAGATTAAAATGTAATATTAAACCTATAGAAAATTCTTTATGTAAAGTAATTGGAGTAAGTGGTAATACATTTGATTGGAAAGAATTAACTAAAGAAGAAACAAAAACTATACACGGTAATACAGGTAAAGATGTAGGAGTAATTGCACAAGAAATAGAAGCAATACTACCAGAAGCTGTTACAACTAGAGATAGTGGATATAAAGCCGTTAACTATGAAAAAATTGTACCTTTATTAATTGAAGCAATTAAAGACTTAACAGTTAAAGTAGAAGAATTAGAATTAAAAATAAGTAGGGATATCTAAAATATTTTTGTATATTCCCCCTATGAAGATATGTATAATTACAAACTATATTGATAGGGGGTATGTGAATGAATTATTTATTTTAGATAATTTAATTTCTACATTAAACCTTCAACAAAAAGATATATATTCAATATCTGATGTAAATTTATCATATAGT